AGTTTTTTCGGCTTCCTCGTATTCGGCTTGCTCGGCATCATCTATGTCCTTGACACCCTGAGCAATACGCGCTTGTTCAAACTTCCATAGTGCGTCAACCTGTGCTTGGTTCAGGTTAATGCCGTGGAATAATTCGCGGGCCGTTCCCATCAAAGTTTCATCGAAATACTCTTTGGTTTCTTCCGGCACTTCCATCTTGTAGTCAGCCGATGTGGGGGGTACTCCGATAGCCTTACGAAAAGCGTCTTTCTCTATCTGTGAAGATGTTTCGGTCGGGATAACCACTTTGTCCTTGCCGGTCATTTTGGTTAGACCAAGATGTTGTTTGACAAGCTCAGGTATATCGCCGTAAGTATCCAAAGTGAGTTCGTGGCGGATTTCTTCCGGCAGCAAGTTCTTGAAGCCTTCCAAAATCTTACCATCCTGCCCGATGACTTTATGAAAATCAATTGGCGCAGGCGATGCCGGTGGTTCGCTTGGCGGAGCCGCTGGCGGTTCTGCCGGTGGCGCTGCTGGTGGAGCGATTGGTTCTTCTGCCATATCTTTGTCCTTTAATAAAATTTAATTAGTTTCGGCTTCTCTGACTTCAAATTCTATATCCTTTTCTGAGTTTACTAAATAAGCAAGAGTAGCGGCTTGCTCCTGTGTTAAATCTATACCTCTGATAAGCAGTTCGTCGCCGTTCGTTCTGGTAACAAACCTAACCTTATCCGCACCAACTGAAAATTTTAATTCATCTTCAATTTCCGGCATTTTCTGGCCCCGTCTTTTCTGTTGTTACAACTTCTGTTTGTCGCGGCTCTCCTTTGTCCGCCAACAATTCTCGAATCTTCAAAATCACACTTCTCGCGCCTTCGTTGAAGCATGACTTTCTTTCGCTGTTTACAATGAATGTCTGAGCATGTTCAAGGCAGAAGTCCGATATAAACTGCAAAACATTAACGCCTGCATCAATTTTTGTGAATATCGCCTTGCAATCAGAAATCAGTTCTTGTCTTTCATCTTCGGTCATTTATGCGTTCCTGTTATTGTTCCTTTTTTTTGAGAGGCGTAATATACTTTTTTACCTTTTTTGTGGCCGTATTTTCTGACCATCGCACGTTTTATCTTCTTGCCCTTTTTCGTCAGCGGCATTATCCCGCCTCCGCCATAACCGCCTCTGCCGGGCTACCTTCCCCCGGACTGCCCGAAGCATCTTTGTATGCCTTCCCCGCCGCCTGTGCCGCCATCATTGCCTTTTGTTCCTGTATGTCTTTTGCCCTTTTCTCGCGTTTCGCGTCTCTTTCTTCGACAGTCGCCATGTCCTCGATATTGACACCAAACGTCCTACCCATACGCGGTATAGCATCATCGAAGTCGATATTATCGTCAACATTCTTCTCAGGAAATTGTGCGTGGGCTTGACCGACAAAGTTAAGCCATTCCTGAAATCCTCTGGCCTGTTCGCTTTTCAGGGCAAGAGCCAAAGGCCCGACATATTCGATACCGAAATTGACTCGCGTAAGTTCGGCGGGCGGTGGCTCGACATCGCGGTTGCGAATCAATTCCAACACAGACCTTTCAAGCGTCTTTGTCAGCAATTCAAGCCATAATCTGCCGACAGGCGGGCCTAATTTTTTCAATGTTCCGCGAATGCGCTCCTGTATCTCAAGCGTTGTTCGTCTATCGCCTTTCAAGTCGGCAAGCGGGTCGAATGCCTGCTTGAAAAATGCCCTGTCAATAATCCCGGTTTGACGGTCAAGCGATTGCTCTGTTATCGGGAAGTTGCCGTTCATCGCAGAATCGAGCGCCTTTATATTATCCATTGTTTCCACCCAATTCAACGCCCCAGGCATTACCTTGACAGGGCCTTCAACGCCGTTAATCAAGGCTTGGCGTGGCGGATTGTTCCACCTGTTCCCACACTCCTTAAAATTCTTTGTCATGTCGAACAGGACTTTGATTTGCGGCAACATTTCAGTCCCGATACCGCGACCGTCTTTTTCAAACTCCGGCCTCATCCAGCGACCGATAGCATAAGGGTCTTCAGGGAAACCACCTTCTTCGACTTTGTGTTCGTCTTTGATTTGTACCACGCAGGCGGTATATTTCATGTTCATATTGTATTGTCTGGATAGTCGAGAATTGAAATCATCGCGGGGCATCACGCGATACAGGAACCAAAATTCGTCTTGTATCGTTTCGGGTTTTTTCATCGCATCAATAACCTTCGGCCCTGCATTGTCGCCATATATCTTATACGCCTGCTGTGCGGTCAACTTGAATTTATGGATCGACCCGATAATGTTCTCTGAATCATCCTCGATAATTACATAAGAGCCGATGTTTGAAGTTTTGTAGTTCAGCCCTCCTTTTTTTCTTTTCCATTCCGTGAATATACAACCGGGGCCAAAGGTAATCATTGAAATCAACACTTTTGCCATCTTAATCATAAAATTAGACGCGAAAATTTTCACATGCGCTGCTTCGGTCAGATAAGACAAATATCGCTGAATCCTATCGTTCCGTGATTGTTTCTCTGAAACTTTAATTTCAAAGAATGTCTGGCCGGATGGAATAAGGACTTGTAAAAAACCTGATACCATGTCGAGCATATCGAGCATCGGCGTAGTGTCTTGAATCTCTTTTGTCCTGTCTGTGCCGATTGTATATTCGCTGTCTATCTGAACATAGGGCCACATCTTGTCGCCTGTGCGCTGCCATAAATCACGGGAATTGGATTGCAATCCTTTCAGTCGCCCGTATTCGGCAATGTACTCTTTTGCTTTTGCATCAGGCATGGTTTACATTTTGTACAGCTATTATTTGGTTTGTCAAGCCTTTTTTTCCACCATTTTGCCTTTTTTTTTGTCATAAACATACATTTTTGACGCCGATGAGCGGGGTCTCGGCTTCGCAACAGGTTGTCCATGCTCGTTTAATACGGAATTTCCGCTACTATCGCATACGCCCCGCTGATGGCCGGAAACAATTGCCTGTTTGATTTTTTCTTCGTTTTGCCGCATTTGTTTTTTTTCGGAATCCATAGTTATTTGTCTTTCAGGGCTTGCTTAAAATCGCTATTGGGATAAAGATACATTCCAGGCATTACTTCTTTTCGTTCTCTGTCTTGCTCATCGTGAACTATTTTGCACCTATAAGCCTCAATGTCTTTAACATAATCCCTCCTTTTGTAGCCCGCCAAATTGACTACTTGCCTGCACTGGCTGTCCATAGTGTGCGCAGTTGAGACAACCCATAGCTTCTTGTCATACAACACAATATCCATTGGTTCTAATCGCCGCTGAGCCATCATTTCCTCTCATTCATTTATACAAACGGTTTGTCTCTTAAATCCTCTTTTCTTCACAGTCGGCGTTCTGCCCGCCGCGAGCAAAAAGTAATTCAGTGTGTTGCGATAGTGGTCTCCCTGTCTGATATTCCCACAAACCCTGTACCGCATCACGGTATTTTGAAGCCTGTCCTGTGAAGGATATTTTTCGCAGTTACAACACTGTTGAGCAAATTCCTTCATGGCCGAACCTTGCCGTGGCAGAATGACAAGGCCATTCGATAATACTCTGTGAGAACGGTCGAAAATTCCGGTTCGATAAACTTTTACGACACCCGTGTTATCGTTGAAGGCTTGCTCTTGTACCGGACTGTCAACGTACTGGCATAAAAAGATTGTAATGCCCTTGGACATACACTTCTTTTGAAACGCCCTTGCCTCGTCCTCGTATGGACGTATATCAACCACTCCAAATCTAACCCCATACTTGATACACAAATCGTAGGCATCTTCAAACGACTTTATCTGTGCTACTCGAACTATATCATATCGCTCTTTGTCGAGCCTTGTACCGATGATGATATGCTTGACAAGTCCCACGTCCATCCCCATCGCGCAAGGGCCGGAATGCTTCGTAGGCATGATGTGGTTTCCGCAATTTGCCAAAACAACATTCTCGCGAAGTTTATCCTCTGCGGAAGAAAAGGGCATACCAAGTCGCATACGATACACGCCGCCCAAATTGCCATAAGGCGGATCTTCAAATTCTTTGAGAATTGTAATCGGGTCATGGAAATTGCTGGTTAAGTGTCCTTTTTGATAGCCTTCAAAATCTATTATAGATGGTTTGTCCGGTATCCACATGCCCGTTCCAGGCCCCGCCCATATCGGAACCGGCTTGCCGCATTTTTTACATGCGATATAGCCCCTGTGTTTTCCATCGCGTTCCCGCTCATCGGCATCGGGATATTCCTTTACGCATTGAGGAAAATCTTTCTCTGCGCACGTCCACGCACTTAAATCTCCGCCGACACATGAACACTTTCTGTGCCAATGTCGCATATCGGATTGTTTGTATATCAAGTCGATTCCCGAATCTTCGCCAAGCGGATTTGCAATATAAACTTCTTCGTGAACTTCCGAAGCTCCCATACGCCCTATCGCCAGAGCAATCGCCTCTGCGTCCATCAGTTCAATTTCGTCAAAATCAACTTTGTCCACGGAAATAGACGACAGCGGCGCGGAAGTTTTTCCATCCCCCGCTCCCTCTGCGCTCAGCGTTGCGCTTCTCAGGTAGAGGTAGGAATCGCCGATTTGTTTTAGTGAAGCCGAGTCGGAACCTTTCGGGCCGGTTTTAACATATTTGCCGATAGCCGCTCTGTTCTTGAGAATCAACGGGCCGTACTTAGCTTTACCAAATTCTTCCACTGTGGCCTTCGTAGGCAATAGGTGAAGAACGCCTTGCTTATACCTGCCCGTTATCATCCCATGAAGATTGTCTATGGCTTCGCCGATACTAAACCCATCTTGCGGAGCTTTCATTGCGCATCGTTTTCTTGCCCTTCTTTTTTTGTTGGCTGGGCCGTGAATCCACTCCGCAAGATACTCGCGGCCT